GGAAATCTTCTCCAACTACTTTACAACCAGTATGATCTTCTTTAAGGGATCCAACTCCACGGGAAGAAACACCTAACATAACCCCTTCACCAAGTAATGATGAAGCAATTTTACCCATAGGTGTATCAAGAAGAGTTGCTCTTCCTTTAAAATTATTACCTTCTTGTGTAAGAGATGTAATCTTATGTGATACTCTATCAAGATTAACTGTAGGACCTTCAGGATGACCCAACTCACCTAAAGCACGACCTTTTTTAATAAAGCTTTCATTATACCTACCAACTTCACGAGAAAGAGTTTCTATAGGATACATTCTACCGTTACGGTTTTTAATACCACCCTGAAGGAATGTACCTTCTATACAAAGTCTTTTTTTACCTTTATATTTTTCGGTGATAACCTGTACACCAGAAATTTCTTCTGTAATGAGTTTCATTCTTCTTGTTCCGTAGATTCTTCATCATCAATCACCTCATCAGCAAATACGCCATTAGCTACATGTGGTTTTAGAGCATCTAATCTTTCTGCAGATTTTGCATACAAAACATCTTTAATCCTATCTGAAACATCAGACGGAGAAGCTTCAGACGCAATTAAGTCTACAAGTTCTTCCATAATCTTAAAATAGTATATATTTCTTATTTATAACTGAGACTTCTTCGTGTCTTTTGCATATTGCTTATCAATTGCTTGAGCTTGCGTTGCTAAATCATCTTGAGGTTGTTGTCCCATTGCCATTGGATCTTGTCCCATTGCCATTGGATCTTGTCCAGTTGCCATTGGATCACCACCTTCAGGTGGTAATGGTTCACCAGTTATTGGATCAAGTGATGATGGGTCTGGAATAATTCCCTTTTGAATTTCATCTTCAATTTGGGTATCAATTTCTACAATCTCACCATCTGTTTGGCGTAATACTCTCTTACGTACATATTCTGTAGAATAATATTTGCCAATAAAAGGTTCAATTGTAGCAAGCATATTTAATCTACCTTCCATCATTTCAGTTTCTTTAAGTTCTGCAAACTGATTATCATAGATGAAATCATACTGAATATGATCTTCCATAGAATCCCAATCTTCTGGAGTAATAATATTCTTCAGAATTAATTGAGTTCTGAGCATATCATTGAACATAGCAGCAAAACGCTTTCTTAAACGTCCTACAAATTTAGAGAATTTAAGTTCATCTCTTAAAATTTCTGATGAACGACCTAAATTAAAACCACCATCAGTAGCAATTCTAGATTCAGGAACACCTAATGCTCTATAAAGTTTCTTCTGGAAGTACTCAATATCAGCAAGTTCTCCAAGATTTTGTCCACCTGGTAGAGTTGTAATTTCAGTTCCCCGACCACCTTCTCTACGAGGCAACCAGAAATCTTCCATCATACTCATAAATTTACGATCATCACGAACCTCACCAGTGTTCGCATCGTAAACTAACTTATTTCTATAGCGAGACATTACCTCTTTTAGGTACTGTTCTGCTTTTACTTTTGGTAAATTACCTACATCAATATAGAATATTCTTCTTTCAGGTGCTCTTGATAATCTGTATATAACAAGAGAATCCTCAATCATTCTAAGTTGATTAAGTGCTTTAATTGCTTTGTGTAGATAAGAAAGAACTCTATTCTTATTTCTATCAACTAAACCAGAAGTGCAATGAGTAATTGAATCCTTAGCAATTTTTATAGAATTTTTACCACCCATCTGTCCAATCATTGAAGTTGGATGTTGTACTTTAGGTGTATAGATATAAAATTCATCAAACTCAGGATTAGGTACTTCTTCCTTATCAGTTTGTATTCTTATAGATGGATCTGTACCTGGTTTCTTCTTTTCTTGACGAATAAATTTTATTTTTAATGGATCAATATACCTTAAATCTTGTATACCTTCTTGAGGATTCTTTACGTCAATTACTTTTAAATAATATAATTTACCGTCTACATACCAATTACGAAAAATTTCATGAGACTTTCTATCAAAGTCCATGACTTCTTTAATATATTTAAATTCTTCTCTAATTTTCTTTTTAATTGGTTCTCCAACCTGAAGATTAGAAAGTTCTACTTCTACTGGAGAGTCGTATAGATCACTAACTATTGCCTCATTGACAACATCTTCAATAGCACCATCCACTTCAGGATGTAATGCCATCTCTCTATATCTTTTTACTAAATCAAATTCTGAGCGATACGCACCTTCAATATCTACATACTGACCGTAAAATCCACTAGAAATAAAATTATCAACCCCATCCTCATTGTTCTTGGGAACAGGGCTGATTATTGTTTTGGATTTCTTTTGTGTATCCTCAATAGAAAAACCGAAAAGTTTTGCCATAGTATAATACTCTTTATCCTACTATTATAGCACTATTTAGTTAATGTCGTCACCACCAGCATTTGGACCAGTACCTTTAATTGCTTCCCAATATTGAACTTGTAGTTCAACAGTAAACTCTTGAATCCCTTGAGCATCGTAAGAAAGTTCAATAGGACCAACCTGAGTTGGGAATGTATCATAAAAACGGTATGATCTTAACGTTGATCCGTCACGATCTAACTGATAAACATAAGCATCTGCCTGATAATCTGCTGGATTAACTAAACCAGTATTATCAGAAAGTCTGTTAATGGTATTCTGCCATTTTTCAAATGCTGAACGAATAGCAAAATCAGTATCGTTAATAACTGTAACTGTCCAAGAATCAAATGTTCTATCTCCAGCAATTTTGAGAATCCTTCCTCTAAAAGGAACCTCAATCTGAGCAACATTGGATGCTGGCATATTAGCACCCTTTACTAAGAATCTTGCTTTATCAAGAACTTCTTGATCAGGTGCAGCAGCATCTGGGAAAGTGAGGACAACTTCAAACAGATTAGCACGAGCACCACCACCCGTTAATTTACTCTTGAAGTTTGATATCGTCCTTAATGGTGGTGGATTAACTTGGTTTCTAGCCATGATTGAATTAAACCTCTAAATTAAACGGAACCGATTACTTCTTCAAATGCAACACCAGTTCTGGTAGCAACAAAGGTTAGTCCGATGAAGTTGATAGAACGTGCTGGTTTGATGAATATGTCAGCAACAAACTCATTTGCGTCAATGACTGCTGCTGTGTTATTTGTTTCATCACAAATAACTACGAAGTCGAAGATACCTCTCTTCGCTTGAACATCCCTTAAGAATGGTTCAACTATATTTACAAAGTTTGTCCTTGTAAGTTCATCGTTGAACTCAAATAGTTGATCCTTAGCAGCGGCTGCGATAGCATCTTCAAGGTAGATAAACAATCTACGAACGTTAATGCGATCAAATGCCGAGGATTTGCCAAATGCGGTTTTATCACCGAATAAGATAATTCCTGCTCCAGGAGAATTGATTACTGGATTAATTCTGTTTGAGTACAGAATATCACGTTGTTTTTTACCTGGGTTGTAAACAAGTTTCACTGCGTTAAGAATAGCACCTCTTGCTGTACCCGCAGGTGAGAACCAAGGGAACTGCTCAAGGCTTGTTCTAGCACATGTTCCAGCAATATCACCATTTAATGGAACGTATCTAAATGTGTTATTGAAGCGGTCATACATGTACTTGTAACCACTATCAAGAACTCCATAAGTTGATGATGTAACTGGTGAGTAGTATTTAACTACATTTTCAGTTATAGTATCAATACTATTAACTGTTGTTGCGGTTCCATCACTAGTTTCATTTAAGAATGCTCCTCTATATGGAGAAACAAATGCTACACAATCCTGTCTTCCTTCAGCAACAGCAATTACTTTTTGACCAAGTGCTCTTGCCTTATCTAATGTGTAGTCTGCCGATCCCATTAGAATGAAATCAACATCAGTTTCTTCTGCGTTATCAAATAGTGTATATCCACTAATGATATCATCTAATCCACAATTAAAAGCACCTTCAGTATTAACTGCTTTCTTTACAGCAGTATCTTCTTTACCACTGTATAAAGTACCTCCAGTTAATCCATAACCAACATTACCAATACCTGAGAAGTTAACACCTTGTGCTGGTTGATTCCAAGCATTATCACTATCTTGCTCATAAACCTTAGCACCGTTTTCACTGAATGAAACTGTGGCGATTCCAACAGGCATCTGTCCAGCGAAGATATACTTAGAATTAACTTCTATGTACTTTCTCCAGAATGAACTACTTCCTACTGAATATTCAGCATCTGTTGCCTTAGAAAGAGCTAAATGCTTCTCTAGAATAGTTCCAGCATTTCCTGTGATAACTCCTTCATCGTCAATAACGACAACATGAACTTCATCGAATCTACCACCTCTTCCAGCAACATATGATGATGTACCAGGTTTGTTAGCTACCTGACTCCAATCATACGATCCAACAGATAACTGAATCTTTTGAGATTCAAACCAATCATACTCACCTGTGTATTGTTGAGTAGTCCAAGCATCTGCTTGTCCAGCAGTATGAATAGCAACCTTTCCAGAGTGTGCTGCTATAATAGCGGCTGTTGGTTGTGGGAATGCGTAAGTACCATTCTGTTGATAATCTACTGGAGATATTGTTCCACCAGCAGAAACATGATTTACTAGTTTTACTGCTACTGAACCAATTCCTGTAGCAGCATCAGTTGCTACTATCTCAGAAACAACTCCAGTATACATTCCATCAAGAATGCCAGTTTCTCCAGTTTGAATATTTGATGTGTAAGAAATCAAACCATGTGGTACTGCTACAGTTACACCCATACCAACGGCAACCGTTGATGTACCATCGGAAATTTGAATTCCTTGTAGAACTTGATCTGCTCTACCGTCTATCATTGCTACTTTAAGTGAATTACCCCAAGTACCTGGTGTATTCGCAGCAAATGTTATTCCTGTTATTGGATTCTCATCGTATCCAAGTTGTTGATAATGTTCTCTTCCCTTTATTTTAATACTAGTTGCAGCACCAACTCTACCATTTCTTAGTAGTTGGTCATCTGCTCTAACGACACTCAGAGTTCCTCCATATGCCAAGTATGATGAAGCTACTAGCCAATGCTCGTAATGCTTATCAACTGAATATGGTTTACCAAAAGTTTGGAGAAGATCATCCTCACTTTCAATCAATTGTGGGTCTCCAACAGGTCCCTTTTCAAATGGGGCGACAAGTGCTCCTGTCGATCCACTCGTAGGATCCACTCGTCCGATTGTTAAATCAACCTCTCTTATTACAATACCAGGAGATGCTAAATTTAGTGGCATCTTATTACTCTCCGAGTCTCAGATTATTGCTGAAATTATTTATGGTTTAGTATGTTTCTATTGGGGAAACCATACATGAACATTACCAATCAGGGTAAGACCAATCAATATAGCGATTATTATTCTTTCTATTATTCTTTATTCTGTTTATAGTACATATCTTACATTCATAAGAATATGCTGATGGGTATGTTCTATCCTTACGAGTTAAATAAAAATCAACCATCAAATCCTTTACTTTTCCACAACTTCTACATTTTCTTTCTTTTAAAAGTAAATGATCTAATTCTAATTGATCTTCAAAATCCATCTATTGGTACAAGTAAGTTGAAATAATATATTTTTTATTTTTCTTAGGTGGAACACCACGGTGTATAAAATTCCAAGTAGCTGGAAACATAAGCACTCTTCCAGCAGATGGTCTAACTTTTTTACCACTAATAAACTCTGTATATCCACCTCCACCAATACCAATATCATTCAAATAAATTAACATTGCTATCATTCTCACATTACCTGTTTCTGAAAGAGCAAAATCATCATGCCAATGAAAATATCCACCTGGTTCATAACCTTTTACATTATATCCACTATCAGTAAAACCAACACCATGAAATGGTCTTGGTCTTGGACTTAATTTATTAAAAAATGTATAAGAATAGTCGATATATTCTTGAATCATGTCTGTAACTGTATAGCACAGTATATCATCAATATCTTTCCATTCCTCATGTTCACTGATTAATAGATCTATAGAAGTCTTCAAATCAGAATCTACTACCTTTTTATCAGATCCTATTCCAACCATTCCATGTTGTTTTCTATTATCCTCTTCATATCTATTGATAATATCATTACATATTTTTTTACTTATAACATTATCTTTAACATAAACAAAATCATCTAGATTCATTACCTATAATCCCACATGTATGATCTATCACCGTACTCATCAGTATGCCACACATCTCCTTCATTGTCAACAAATGTAGTATCATCTAAACCATCAGCAACAAATCCAAATGGAGCCATATCCTGTTCTATCTGATTCTTCTGCTCTTCATAAAGTCTTTTCCGAACATCATTGTCCGTCATTTCTTTGAAATAGTCTTGTGCTACTACCCAAGCAAATATAACAAGGCACATAGCAAGGTCATCATTACAACCTTCCTCTGCCTCAA